CCGTTACACTGCTCAATGGAGAATTTTGTAAAGTTTGTGTAAACGTTTGAATAGCAATGACTGCAGTAATATCAGCATCTCCTTGCAAGCCAAACTTACTCAATATAATACTATCATTATTAAGAGTGACGCACATTACCATTGGCACCGGTGGTAAGAAACCGGCTAAAGGTTGCTCACCATAAAAGAAATCCTGTCCAGATAAAGTAAATGCATTAATATAATAGTTAACCTGTTGTCCGTATTGAGATATTTGTTCTGACCACCAGCTATTAAAAAGTTGGATTTGATACAAGTTATTGTTAACATCTAAATAACGGATAGGCCCAATAGCGCATTCTTGTGTTCCTGGGGTAACAGTTCCTACCGGATCCGTTACACCTGGTGCAATATATGGACCGGTATCTATACAATACTGAGCAATTGACATAAAAATATTTACAAAAGTAATAGATTTAATCAGCGTTATACTAAATAATATTATAATGAGCAAAATAAAGAACTTATCCGACCTTGGAAGCCTATATAGTGAAGTTGTTGAGGCAGCTTCAAAAAGGCCTTTAATTGAGGGTGGAAATAAACAGCCTGATATTTTAAATACAGATGCATCCATGTACCTTCCTGAGTCAAAAGAATGGCATGCTAAGGGTGAAGAACCTAAAGCAGGAGAAGGTTTTGGTAAGAAAGAAGAAAAGCTTGCCAAAGGAACAGGCCCTGAAGCAGCAGGTGGTTTTAAGAAGAACGAAGCTAAGGATAAGCAAGATGCTGTTGAGGAAACAGATATGGAGAAAGAAGAAACAGAAGCAGCTAAGAAGAATGAAGAAAAAGAAAAAGTTGAAGAAAATGTAGATTCTGCTTTCAAAACTCCTAAATATAAGAAACAAACTTTTACTATGCCTAAATCAAAATTCCAACAAATATACGAGGACGCAATGCAAAAAGGTCCTTTTGTTAACGAAGAAGAAATGACTCCTATTGAGCCAGCAGCTGATGATACAGCTGAAATCGGTGCTGAACCAGAAATGGGCGGCGAAGAAGAAGCATGCTGCACTCATGAAGAAGCAATTGAAATGGTTGAAAAACTTTTAAAGTTCCTTAAAAAGGACACAGCTTATGACAAAGAACACGGTGATTTAGGTGACGAAGACCAAGCTTTCACAGGTGGCGGTGAAGAAGAAACAGCTCCAATGGAAGAAGCAGTAGAAGCTGAAGATCTTGGACACCCAGGACCTGGTCATGGTGCTAAATCAGAAGAACTTAAAGACGGCCACAAAATCCATAAAGTCGGTTCACTAAAAGCAAAGGGAAAAGCTTCCTTTGAAGGTGGTCCTGCTGGACAAGATGGCGCTGTTAAAAAGCAATCAGATTCTGCACACCTTAAAGACGGTCACAAGATTCACACAGCTGGTGACTTAAAGGTTGACAAGGGTCAAAGCAACGCTTTTGAGCAATAAAACTTAGGCATAGACACTTCAAAAGCCCTTAGCAATAAGGGCTTTTTTTATGGACGTTGATAAGGGTTATTAGACGGAAAACGAAAACGATTGTCTACCATACCTGCAGCTGGGCTACCATGAGGTAGTCTCCAACCTTGAGCAAATAGTTCGTTTAATTCAGCCTGTTTTTCCATAGGGCCGGTTTCTAATGCTCTGAGTTGTGGATCGTTAAATGCACTTTTGTTCATTTGACCAGGCATTAGCACAGGGTTCTTTGGTGTAAAATTATCAAGCGAGTTACCACTTCTGTTATATATTTCAGAAGGTTTCGGGAAGCTTACTACAAATGGGTCCCAGTTATTTGGTAACATCTTTAACGGTTTACCATTAGCGTCTTGTTGGGTTACTTCATAGAACTGCTCTACAACTTTAGGGTCTAATATAAACATAGACCATATTAAAGCTTCTACTCTATCATCCAAGTACTTGTCTGATTGTTTTTTCCATACACCATTATCCTGACGTATATAAGTTTTAAACTCTTCAATAGTCTGTTTATCATATATCTTAACACAACGTAATACATTCATCCAGTACCTAAAGTTAGCCATTGAGTTGAACTTACTATTGGTATGAGAGTAAACACCTAATCGGTTATCTTTTTCTACTTTATCAGTGAAGGAACCCATACTTGGAGTGTACTTCACTATATTAGGATATTGATGGGTATTAACTAAAGCATCTACAACCTGTGCACCGCAATTATTGCGTTCTACTAATAGCGGCGGGTTGCCCCACTGACCGGCTATTTCTACGAGCTTCCCAGTAAAATTGTACGGGTCTAATTTGTTGTTAGCGTATGTAGCTACTTGTTCTATGTTAGTTAAATCTGTAACGTCCACTACTTGAATAACTGAATTAGCTCTACCAATACCCTCCCCAACGTCAACCCCTATACTATAGAAATGACCATCCATATGGTCTTTGTATATTTTAAAGTTTCTATCGTCATCTTCAAACACCGGTTCTGGAGCATTTGCAGTTAATTCATCTAATTGATCTTTATCAAATAAATTTTCACCAGCAGCTCTAAATTCATTACCGTATTCTTGATTAAATGCTTCCACCGAACCTAATGCCCTGGCAGTCATTTCTTTCCATTGTTCATCTCTACCGGGTACCTCCCACCAGTCTACCCTCTCACTGTGCCAACCGTTTTTGTTTGCTACAGCATCATTATATGTATTAAAGAAAAGATTACCTACACCATTAGGTGTTGATAACATAAAAATTTTAGACTTTTTAGACGAGGAAATAACTGGAAATACAGATTCCCAAAAGTCGTCCATAAACTCAGGCGGAATAAATGCAGCTTCGTCAATTAAAAGACAATTGATAGATTCACCTCTGGCAGCATCAGATGTGGTGGTACTAATGCCAATAGAGCTACCATTAGCCAGTACTAAACCTGTTTTAGCGTACTCTATTACACCAGGCTTCATATAATTAGGTAACATTTCATATGCTAACCTAATACGTTTAAAAATGTTAATAGCTGTACCTTCTTTATTAGCAATTAGTAGTACTCTATAGTCATCTTGAAAACAGACCATCCACAATGCAAATATAGTTAAGATGGTTGTATTGTGGGTAGGTATATATTGCTTACCACAAAGATATAAGCTATCCGAGCTATCAACAGTTATACAGCGTACCGGAACTGAGTCTACCTTTTCTATATTTTTAATATAATGCCATTGAGATCTAAATTTAGATTGCACTTCAAATGGCTTTATATTTAATCTATTACGTTTAAACGATAACCTACAAATATACTCAATGGGTGTAAATGTAATACAAGCCGCTGGTTCACATTCAACACCATAAAGCTTTGGTATATATTCTTTATATGTGACCTTATAACCCAAGCTTTCAGTTAGCTCTTTCACTTGTTTAGCTAAAGGTATATTAGTATTGTAAAATTGACAAACACCACCTTTATTAATATAACCATCGCTATCTATTAATCCCTGTAAGAGGTGTAGTCTTTGCTCTCTGCTTGCTAACATATATTCTACAGGTATATGTTTATTATTTCTTAAATTATTAGATGTTAATAATGACAGTAGACCTTTTGTTTGTACATTTTCATTTACCGATATTCTCAACGTATATACGTCTGTATTATATTCTTTTAATGTTAGTTTATCAAACTGAGTTTGCTGGTTTTTTAATATATCAATTATTTCAGTTATATCTCTTTTACCTACTGTAATTGAATTAACATCACTTGCTCCATCTCCGAGCCATAACCCGAGCACATATGGATCTATAGGTAAGTTTTTTTTAATTCCTTCTATACCGTTAATATTTGTTGGTATTCTATGGTTAGGTTCTTCACCATATGTTTCTAAAGTATCAAATAGTTGTTTTGTTGTTTTTACTGAACCCTTACTATTTCTTTCTTTTCTACTTTGTGTAAACCATAAATGTTCAGCATCAGCTATTATATTTTCTCCGTTATCAAAAGTAACCTTATAGCAATCTCTATTATATAATATATCATGTGCTTGAGTAACATTACACGCGTTACCATCTGAACCGTAAACTTTATCACCAGTCTTTAGTTCTCCCATTGTAGTCCAGCCGTTAGGTGTGGGTATTGGTGTGTCTAACGCTAATGCTTTACCAATCTGTCTACTTGCTAATACAACATTAAATCTGTTATCAGTTAAAGCTTTTAAAATACGCTTTTGATAGTTATAAAGTTTAATTGGTTGCTTACCCTCATCAAGGTTAACAATATAAAAGAAACGAGAAAAGTGTAATATAGACTTACGCGCACGCTCCAAGTCTTCAATCATGGCCTCATTCCATTGAAAGTTAGTCTCGGGTACAGGTAAGTTTTTATTACCTAAATAGAACGTTTCTTTAGAGGCTTTAGCCATTATAGTTTAGGTCTAACACCAAATTTTATTTTGTGACCTGCAGCACCACCTGAACCAAACTGCAATGCATAGTTTATACCTAAATTTAACGTAGTATCGTATAACTGCTGTATGGTAACACCTGCAGGTGTATTTAAGAATGCTGCCTTTACATTAGAGCTTTCAACAGCGTTGAATACTACAAGCCCTTGAAAGTCAGTTATTTCTTTATATCTTAATAATTGTGCAACAAAAATTGTTCTTCTGAATATGGGTCCATCTATAACTTTAGTTAATTCGTTAACTTTATCTGTAAAAATTTGTTTAATTTGAGATACAATACTTGGAGTGTTTGCACTCGACATAGATGTAGCAAGGTGGGTAAGCCCTTCTATAAATTTATTAGTATCGTTGTTAATTTTATATTCACTGTATATTGCAATTAAACTGTTTTGATACTCCTGAGCGGTAGGAGGTGTACTACCCTTTAATAGTAACCCGTCTGTGTGTTTAACTTCAATTTTAAAGTCTCCTCCAATCAACACGTCTCCCACGTGTGGTTTAGATCCATTACTAAAAAATGTTAAGAACAATTCCCCAGAACCAACACGGGCATGTAATGTCGGGGGCGTGCTTTCTGATCTAACAACTGATATAAATTCAGGAGAAGCAGCTATTTCTTGAGGTGAAATATTGTAACTATTACCTAATAGTTCACTAAACGTACTAAGACTATTTGAATGTACTAAAGATTTTAAATTATGAGCAAACTTATCAGCATTTTCTTGTGTTAATTGAATACCGAGATTAGATATAAAAGTTTGATAAACATTTAAATTGTCATTAATAGCGCCTTTTAAACTTTGTAAGCGTGTTTCAATTTCCTGTCTAACTGAAGTATTTTGTGTACTGCCTAATTTAGCTATTTTCTTTACTTGATCCGCTGCTTGTTTTGTAACATCAAACCCTTGTACATCTTGTGGATTCTTTTTATTACCAACAATTACTTCGTATTCTTCTCCTTCTTTGATAAACTCTCTAATAGCTTGCAAATTGATACGTGGTTTACCGGCAACCGCTTCTGTATATAAATCCCCTATGTTCTTATAAGGTTTACGGTTTTTCTTTTTAGCTTTGTTGTTAATGCGCGCCATTGTATGTGTATTATTTACTATACCATGTAAAAATGTAACGTGTATATTTTGTTACTATTATAACGTGCATTCACTGTTGTAGATGTAAATATTTAATACTCTTTCCATGGCTTTCAATCAAACTTATAACCCTATAGGCGCATCCGGATATTCTGGCTATAGCGGTATTGGCGGATCAGGATATTCAGGATTCTCAGGTATTTCAGGTTGGTCTGGTATATCTGGCTATTCTGGTATAAGTGGTTATAGTGGTTCAGGTGTTTCGGGTTATAGTGGTGCAAGCGGTTATAGCGGTATATCAGGTTATAGTGGTTATTCTGGTGTCAGTGGCTACTCTGGTATAAACGGTTA